CATGCCGCACACCTGACACACGCCACCATCGCGTTCCACAATGCGTTGCCTAATCTTGCGCCACTTCGATGTGCTTCCGTTATCTCGTAATGCACTAGCCATCAGTAATGATTCTTTTTCTGATGAAAACGCCAAGCATTACACATTGAACCATAACGATGATTAATGTATTTGATAGTTGCATCTATCTGACGATAAGGATCAAGATTCCTATAATGCTGACTACGCATCTGGCCTAAGCCAAAGTGACTGCCGTTCTTTGCTAAAGGATTCCATCGAGACTCTTTATGGATAATGAAAGATAAACATTTGTATTGCTCATAGTTAACAATCCTTGAATGGGCATATAGCTTGTAATGATCTGCATTGCTTGTAGCTTCTGCGGGTTGCATCTGTAAAGATAGCGAGCCTATCAATAGGCATAGCACTCCCCAAACCACCACTCTCCTTAGCGAGCTACACGCCTTCAGGCGCTCGCTTTCGGAGCTGGATGGTAGCAAGCCTGTCAAATAGGTTAAGTTATCCACAGATTTTTGAGCGTTGTCTCGGCGTGTTATCCACAGGTTATCCACAGGCATTAATCTTTACCCCATCCAGTTCCTTTGAAGTGAGCAGGCGGGGCTGTCCATACTCGATCCATACTGACTAAGCAATACTGGCAAGATGGGTAAACAATTGACTCATCGACCGCAGCTTTAACCTCTGCATTTGTACTGCATACAGGGCATTTGAACTCATACATCGGTGTCATCTGTGTGATGCTTCCAATCTTCCGGCACTAGGTGCATCATTAAGGTGCATCGATCACAATGAGGCACAAGGTACACCTCACCTTTTGCACCATCAATTGTTTTGGTGGCAGCACATATTCCGCATCGATATTTATGGGGCATCGTAGGCCGTCTCCTTGTCTAAGGCAGCGATAGTTAATACGCCACAACTATTACACTGCACAACCTCAATGTAAGGCGGCAGGTTATCGGTTACTTTGCATATTGTCTGCGTTGTTACTTTCTTTTCAACGCGGCAGTTATAGCTGATTTGCATACATTGACCTAACAAGGTTGCCCATAGGATGTAAATCCTGCTGGCCTATCCACCATGCTCCATCGTTGCGCTTCTGTGATGGCCTGCGTGCAACCGCAATCGGTATCCAGCCGCATAGGTAATATCTTGGCATTGAGCCTGTAACCAATATGGCAATGTCCTCTTTCCGGTCATGATCGCGCAGGATCAATGATCCATCTTTCCATTTGGTGTGCTTTACCTCGATGTTGTGCCCTACATCTGCCTTTGTTTTGTAGTTTAAGTTAGACAAATCAATCGGCTGCTTAAAGTATTTGGCAACTGCTACCTCTGCACCCAACGCATCGCTTTGTTGATCCACAAGCTGTGGAAAATTAATCTGCTGTTTTGCCGTCTGATAGTTAGGTTTAGCCCATTTACCCTGCCATTGCTCGGTGTAATTAATAGCCCTAATAAGGCCAAATATCGTAACCGCTATCTGTGTTTCATCATCAAGATCAACACGTATCATTTACACGCCTGACATAGCCAAATCAAAGATAATCCTTGATTTGCAACGTGTTTACCAAAATGAGTTGGGCGATAGCTTTGGCAGCCATCACAAAAATCAACCGGTATGTCGTCGTTATCTCGGATTATCGTGCCATCAACCTCGATGGTGATTTTGCGTCCGTCGGGCATCTCCATGTGTAAACCACTCATCAGATGCGCTCCTTCCATTTGCCGTCACTTGTGAGCGTTAGCCACAAGGCCGAACATTGATTTGCTTTTGTTTTTTCTGTGCAGACATAACCTCGATACGGCTGTCCTGTTTTGGCAGATGTGCCTTCTTTCAGCAACATGTGACCATGCTTACAAATAGGGGTTTCTGACATAAGCTCACCGCCAAGTTGATCTGCAATTGCTTCTACAGCTTGTTTTGCAGTGGTAAATCCTGACTCATCCCAAATTGGCTTAGCCCATGGATCATCATCAACAAATGCTTTTGGTAGCGTTTCGACCTGCTCCATGCTCTCGCGTGATGCTTTCATCTCTGCACCTAGCACAACGCTGGCACATCGACCTATTGCGCTGCTGACTGTGTCCTCGACATACCAACGTTTCATCTGCACGTTGTAAGCCCCAACCATGCCGTGTGCGTAATCAATTGCGGCTGGCTTGTCATCATCGTAATGGCGATAAATTCGGCATTCAATCATGATGTAACCCTTTTCAGGATTCCAATCAATGATGTTAGTTTCAATCCGGTTGGTTGGATAAGTTGCGTGCAGGCGTTGAACCTTTTGATTAACTGTTTCGTAATTGTCTAGAAATCCCATTAGCGGTCACTCTGTGTCAATCTGACGCTTGTAGCTCTGCGCCATCCAATTGCAATGCCCTCACGTAGCCCATCTTTTCGGCCTAACGTGTAGGCAAAAGTAAATCCAATGGCCACACCTATCAGCGTCCATGCCATAACTTCACCTAATGAATACATTTTTGCTCCCGTTCAGGAAGCTACTGTGTTTCGCTCCCTGCCATAAGGGTGAAGCAATACCCTGACAAGGTCAAGGATTACGCTCAAATTTCGGCGTGTCGAGTAGCAAATCCAGCATCTAGGACTGCGTCCACCGCGTCATCAATGGATCGCACAATGTCTATCTTGAAGTCATCCATATCGTTTGCCTGCCACAATGAAACTGGCATCCTTTTCCATGTAAATTAAGTCCACCGATATGTGGTTGCCATCCACGTACATAATGCCAAATCCGGTTTGCCAGTTGGCGTAGCCCTTCATATAGCCAGCCTTTGCCAAACACATCAGATTTCCGACTTCAACGCCATGTAGCACGCGGCCTTGTTTACCACCAAATGCCTCTGTAAATGATGATCTGCCCATGCGATGCGTATGGCCTGATATGACGTTTCGACCATAGCGGCGCGCAGCTTCTAAGGCAGACAAACCGCCTTGTGACTTAATAGGTGTGTGATCACCATGAACTGCCAGCCAATTAGGTGCTATCGCAAATGGTTTTTTGTGAAATTTAATGCCTAGCTCATCCAGCTTCATAAATCGTTCAAAGCGCAACTCTGGCAATGATAGAAATGAAGGAATTTTGCGCATGATTTGTGTGTATATGCGATCACTATGATTTGACCTGACCATGTGCGTGACCTGTAAATCCTTTAACACTTGTACAGCTGTATCACGATCTGCGCCCAATGTCTGCTCATAGGCTTCCGGCGTGCCTTCTGCAAAGCGGCTAAGCGTATTGAAATCTATCTCATCGCCAATAGTTACTACATCATCAGGCTTGAACTCTCTGATGAAAGCCACAAGGTTGGCAACGGCCTTTGTATCGTGAAACGGAATTTGCATGTCACTGACGATAACTATGCGTTTCATCAATCCTCATCATCTTCATAGGGGATGTTGTCGATTTTGTTAGGGATTGACGGCAATATCCAATCCGGATAAGACAATTTATCTTGGATCATGGACAAAGCAATATCAGCTGCAAAGCCGGCTCTGCGTAGCGATCCATAGTATTCGTGCAGGCAAATGGCATAAGCGTCTAAAGCTGCGTAGGTGTCTAGGTCAATGACCTTTTTTTGCCTCGGTTTTGCCATAGCCTAATTTTAAGGGCTAGTCAAGCAATTTGTCGTAAAGCGCATCCAATCGAGCTTCGATTCTATTGACCTGATCCTTTAGGCTTGAGCCGCCATTTGGAGCAAACTCACGCATAATAGATTTAACCATGTAGCGCATCATTGAATAGACAGCAGTAACCACTGTAATGATGCCAGTGATTACCACTGTCCACTCTGTTGGTGTCACTTCCCCTTGATCCCAAACCCTGTGTCATCTGGGTTTAACCAGCGTAATAATGGTGGCAATACAGCTGCTAACCCTGCCCCGAGTACAGCTTTTGGATCAGTTACGCCAGCCAAATAAACGGCAAGGCAAGAAGCCAAAAATGAACGACCATACGATGCTGCTATTTTCTTAAATTCTTTCATTTTTTACCTTTCAGTAACTTTGCCTTTTTTGGTGGTGGTGCTACTTCAACCAATGGATACTCACCTTTGTAGGGCACGTACTTTGGCCTGCCATATCCTACGATGACATCAGCTGTGCGTACCTTAAGCAATACCATGCCGCCGTTGCGTTGATCCCCGCCGCGTGATGTATTGCCTTCAACTATCAAAATGTTGTTGCCATCGCGACCAACCACAATGCCTACATGACTGATGCGATCTACGCCATCGTGCGGAAAATCCATAAACGCTAAATCGCCACGTATCGGCTCATTGAACCATCGAGCCATTTCTTTGAATTTATGCGCTCCGGCAGCTGTGCCGACCACGCTGTGATTCTTGACTCCAGCTTGTGCCAATACCCAATTGCAAAACGATCCGCACCACGGCAGGCCGTCAGCTTTCATAAATTTACCGTACTTTGTAATGTTTTCCGGTTCTTCAATTACACCTTGCTCACCTAAAGCAATGCTAATTGCTAAGGCTGCCGTGCCTTGTGGAAATGTCATGCTAGCAATAAAGCTGCTTCTTCAGCTGTTATCCCTAGACGATGCAAGATCTCTTGTCTGCGGGCTTCAACGGCGATTGAAATGTCTATGCCTACATGAGCCGCCACAATTGCCCTAGCTTTAGCGACATCTTTATCTTTAACCGGAAGCCAAAAGTTTCCGTCGCCATCAATCATGGCAAAATCACCATCTGCGATTGCTATACCACCGGCATTTAATTCTGCGAGTAATTGCTTGCCGCTGTACTTAACAGGCTTTGTGAACTTGTTCATTTATGCTCCTAAGTAATTAACGCCGAAATACATTGCTGAATAGTCGATATTTGCACTCTGTGTTTCTGTGTAGACCTGCATTTCAACATAGTCACCAGCTACTAGATAGGCAGTAGTGCAGAACTTATTTGTAATAATTGTGGAGGCTGGGCGGTCTTGGTCATTATCAAAAATATATGGCGTGAAGTTACCGCCGTTCTTCTTAAGCATCGCAGCGGTGTATCCAGCAGTTCCGTTTCGGTTCATTCTTGCTGATCCATAAAACTGGTAATAACCGCTCTTGCCTGTTGGAATTGTAATACGGCTAGTATTTGATGAAGTGCTGTGATAAGCATCTGTGTCGTAGGCTTCGTTATTCCAGTTAAGTGTGGTGGTGGTATTGTCTGCAATAAAGCGTTCGAATGGTGCCTCGTAAGTCACATAGAGAAGGCATCCAGAAAAGGTGGTTCCGCTAACTGGCGCAGCCCATTTAAGGCCGGTGGCTGTTGATGAGTCTGCG